CAGACTGATACGCGAGGGAGTGGGATCCACCACTCTGAGTCGGTAAATCTCAGTTGGTGAGGTCCCCAAGGACGCCGTCTGTGGAGAGGTGTCTACAGCTTCTTGATCCACTCCTTAAGAAAGGAATCCTTTCCTTCACCGCTGGAATTTCGTCGTTCCCGTAGGATAATGACGAGTCCAGCACTAATGAAGGGAGAAGACTGTTGCTGGGCGTTAACCACGGCCAGCTTCAGTGGATCTTCGAAGTAAGACCTTACCTTAGCTCCCAGGCGGTGGCCGATCCTGGCTCGGATCCTGACCGGAGTCGAATCAAAGGAATACTTGCCAAAAGGATTATGAATCCTACTAACAATATCCTTCCACTCGTCTCGCGTCCAAGAAACTCGAGCCAGTTCATGTTCCATTTTCATTGTTTGTACGTCGACCCAAGTCGCGAGACTCAGGACGGGTACGCACTGATTATGGAGAACCACCGTTCTTGGTACTGTAGGACCTTGGAGAAGGTCTTCAATCCGATCAAATTCGGTAATGAAGGATCCTTCACCAGGGGCCAGAGACTCAGTGAGAATGTCTACAAAGGCAGTTTTAAGCAGGGTTTCCCCTGTTAGATCTGTTACCTCTTCGGCGTGATGATCACAGAGCAGAGCGATGAACTCGCTCGCTGTGGTTACCCCGGAGAAGAACTTTGTAGAAATCTCACAGTGAAAGGCTTGAGCTTCAACTTCCATGAGCATATGCTCAGGAAGTTTGGGGTAAGAGGCTTTCACGAGTCTTTTAACAGCTACCGGAATCCCATCAACGGGGAAATACCCCTTCCTAGTCTCCCCCAGGAGAGACGATACGAGAACTGGAACCTCGACGCTCTCACTGACGGAAGAAATTGGAAAGGGGGTGATCTCCCGACCTTCTCTCAGGTACCTCTTTGCAAATTCGCAAATGGACTTCGACACATATGTCTTATCCGGAGATACATCAAGACCAAGCTCCTTAATCAGAGTGAGATACTTCTGGCCCACGCGGTGGTCCCCAATCAGTACGTCGTCCCCAAGTACGACGTAGGGGAGTGCCGACCAGGGCCGGCCGAGTTCGCGAGCTACCCTATACATCACAAAGTGATGAGATAGGGCAAACGACCCCCACGACGAGTAGGCTCCCATTGGGTTGCCTACCGCGTAGGAGACGTCGTCGCCCAGGCGATTATGGAATTTGTATCCAACCATAATACGTTCCCAGGCGTCGACATACTTGTCGGTCAGAGCTCCTCTTAGAACTTGGGAAATGAGCTTGATAGGAAAGCGGTCCGTGGCCTTCGAAAGGTCAACGGAAAACCACTCTTCCTTCCTGTCCCATTTCAGAGTCTTGTTAACAAAGGACCCTTGGTCAAAGGTCACATCTTGAGGAATCTTTTCCAGGATCCTAAAGAGGTAGCTATGTAGGGGTTTCAGAGCAGTCTGCGACCAGTAATCCAGGATAGCGACAACCCTGGACTTACCTTCGGAATCAGAAATTGCCTCGATCCTCCTGAACACACCAGACTTTTTTGGTTTAAATACCTTAATAAAGTCAATAAGGTGAGTTCGGAGATCACGCATTTTCTGCAGAAGCCTGTTTCCACCTACAACAGCAATATCCCCTTTAAGGGAATCCGGAATCGAAATAAAGTCGGTAAGCCAACTCTGAACAGCATGCTGAGCAGAGGGCCCCTTCTTAGTCGACAGATGGAACCGTTCCCAATGTACTGGAGCGAGAGTCTCTGGTGTTAGGGAATCAAGTTCTTTCCAAAACCCATCGACGTACTTCCCCCACTTCCCCGTGACCGTACCCGTCATAGGGGAGGTGATTGCTTTTACGTCAAGTACAGGAGGAAGCCGTACCCCTCGCATAAGGGTTAGGACTGTGAGGAGAAAACGGACAGTTGTGTCCGACTCCTCATTCAGTCTGTCCACTTTAATGCGGGAGGCAAACGCCCTCCTTACTCGTCGCCTAGCTTGGTAAGAAGCACCCCTATCGGAAGTCGAGAGACAGAACAGAAGGGAGGTCCGAATGCGTTTGACATAGTCAATCGCCTGACGGGTCCCCCCGAAAGTCCAGCACTTCCCGACGTGGATTAGGAATACCGACACACTTTTCCACAGATGGCTCCTCTCGGTCTCAGGGAAATACTCCCTGAGAGCCCACTTGACTAGTCGAGTGAGGCGCCACCACCGCTTCATGCGATGGCGAGCGCTTCCCCGCCTTCGTCTGAGACCTCTAACTGGTCCTAGAGTACGGCGAGTTTCATCCATGAAATGTCTAACACTATGGTAATAGATAAGTAATGGAGGAAATAGTCTAAGTGGCAATGGTCTCTTGTCCCCAATGGAGAAGAGACCGTATTGAGCCAGACCTAAGAACTATCCCATGAGTCCCGGGTCCACACCAGATTGCTGGATAGGGCCAAGAAAAACCTGAGAAGGGTCAAAGATCTAACCCAACACACAAAAGATAGAAGTACTACCCTCTGCTTCTACTCCCAAGACCCTTGGTCCTGACAAAGTCCGTAGCCAAATTGGCGTTAGGTACTTCTCTGCCAGGGGCATCTTGGGGGGCCTAAACCTAAGGGAGAGACCGGTCCGAACCTGTATGGACGTACAGTGTCGG